CTCCGGTCGGTCCGGCGGGTCCGGCTGCACCCGTGGCCCCGGGCGGGCCGGTGGCTCCAGCGTCGCCTTTCGCGCCCTGCGGGCCTTCCGCGCCCTCAAGCCCCTGCGGGCCGGGCGGTCCGGCCGGGCCTTCCGGGCCGGGACCGCCGGGATCACCGGCATCGCCCACCGGGCCGGGCGGGCCGGTTATGCCGGGCGGGCCGACATCGCCGGTTTCGATGACCGTGACCGGATCGTCCTGCAGAACTTCAACGTCCGGATCGACATCCTGAGTGACAACGGTATCGGTCATCGCGTCGGCCCAGCTTTGTTGATGAAGGTGCCGGACCAGATGCGGGTCTTCGCGCCGTCCTTGGAGAAGATGTTGGACTGATCGAATTCGCCGAGATCGAGCCGTTCCAGTTCATACTGCGCGATGCGCAGCGCAAACCGGCCCGCCTCAGCGTCGAGAATCGTGATCTCGCCGGTATCGGTGGCCAGCCGCAACAGCGCGACCTGATCCTCGGCACGCTTGCGCAGCATCATCTCCATCGTGCCGCCGGTCAGATTGATGGCCGCGCCGCTGACCGTTTTCCAGATGAACGTGCGGTTGAAATCCGCATCGTTGTAGGCGGTGATGTTGACGATGGCCATGCCGCTTACTTTCGCCGTTGCGTGATGGTGGATGCGAATTCATTGGAGACGGCATCATAAGCGGCGTCGATGCCGGGCAGATCGGTGATGCTGCCGCCGTCGATGGCTGTCGCGGTTGCATCCTCGCAGGCGAAGCAATCCTGCCCAAATTTGGCGACGGCCGCCTGAAGCTGCTCGACCTGCGCCTTGTCGAGCGTGATGAAACTGCCGTCCGGCAATTTCCACGAAAACGTCGAGCCGAGATTGGCCTGCGTGTAGATGTAAGCCGCGTTCAAGGCTTCCAGCGTGATCATGTCGGACGGGAACGGGATGCCGTTGACGACAATGCCGCCGTTGTTCTTGCGCGCGCGGGCGTCGTCGCTATACGCCTTCAACTGATCCTTGTTGTAGGCATCCGGCGACGGCTGGATGAAGGACGGCGCATTGAGCAACCAGCGCGGCAGATACTGATACTGCCGCATCACTTGCGCCAGTTCTTCCTCGCTTTCGATTTGCGTCGGCGCAAAGCTCGCCTTCCATGCCGCGTAGTCGGCATCATTTTGCGCGACGCGCGTGTTGCTCTTGCTCGAATACGCCTCGGTGGCCGAGCCGCCGATGATCCAGTAATGATTTTCGATGTTGATCATAGATATTGCCCTCCTGTCGCGAGCGTTCCTGCAGCGTCGCCCGGCAGATAGGTGACGGCCCTGCCGCGCGTCTGGATGATGCCGTTGCCGCTGGCGACATATTTCTTGCCGGTCACGTTGGCCGCGCCGCTGATCACGCCATAGATCGGCCTGATCGTGGAGCATTCCGACGACTGCACGAAATTGGTGATGTTGACCGGATTGGTGATCGTCAGATTGGGATCGCCCGGCTGATCGGCTCCGACCAGCAGCGAAGAACCAACCCACGCGAACAGATGCGCGATTGCGCCGCCGCTGATGGTGATGGAGTCGTTGATGCCGCAGTAAGCGCCCGGGCCGCTCACGATGTGCTGGCCGCTGCATTGGCCGAAGTCGCACTTGCCGAGCGTCATGCCTGCCGGGGCGGCGCAGATGATGCCCGCGCCCAGATCGGCCCCGGCGGCGGCGGTGGTGCGGAAGCGGAAGCCGGAGATGATGTAAGAGCCCGCTTCACTCAGCCGCCACGCGCTGCCGGTGCCGGTGTTCATGATCGACACCGCCAGCGGATTGGAGACATTGCCGCTCAGGATGACCTTGCCCGAGCCGTTCACGGCCGGGAATTCGATGGGCGCGGCGTTGTGATAATTGCCGTCAGCGACGTGGATGGTGAAGGTCCAGCCGCCGAGATTGTATTTGCTCATCGTGGCGAGCGCCTTGGCGATGGTCTTGAATGGCCCCGCCTTCGCGCCGGACACGACGGGCGACGAACCGTCATAGAGCGTGTCGCTGCCGGTAGTGGCGTTGACGTAGAGATGCTGCGGCGCGACCATGGTCACCGCGCCCGCGCTCGCGCCCGCGAGCACCTGAAAATTCGCGCCGTCATAGGCCACTTCGATCAACTGCCCGGCGACAAGCTCATAGGCATTCATCGGCGACAGGTCGGTGTGGATCAGCGGAGCCGGGCCGACGCCGCTGATGTTGACCGTCGTTGGCCCGGTATTGCCGTTGGCCAGCTTGATGGCGAAGCGCTGGCCGAGCTTGTAGGAAGCAATCGGCACGGCCGGAGTGATTTCGATTTCGTTGGGATCGCCGTCATCGACGCCGAAATTGATGAAGCCGGACTGTACCGCCTTCGCCAGTTGCAGCAGGTCGGAAGTGGACGGCGTGATCCCGCATTTGGTGATGAAGTTGACGATCTCGCGCTGCGGATGCTCGATGGAAGCCGCAGGCGGGATCGATCCCATGGTGCCGGTGGACGGATCGCCATTGATGTAAGAAGCATTCGGATCAGACACGCCATACGGCTGCACGTATTTCAAGGTTGCCTCCTGTTGGTCAAGGTGTCCCGCCCATCGGATCGCCCGGCTGCTCTAGTCCCGAATAATCGAAAAGCACGTGCGTGTGCGCCGGTTTCCAGCGGTTGAACAAGCATTCAAGATCATCAGCAATGCGGATGAAGAGCAGCGGATCGACGCCGCACTGATGCACGCCGCAGCGAAACCAGATCAGCCGCGACTCCGGCCCGATATAGATCAGGTGCGGATCGACGCCGCTCTGGCCGGATGCGCAGCGGAACCACACGATTTTTCCGTGCTCAAGATGCACGGTCCAGTAAAAGCGATTGGTATCCGGCCCGAGGCCCCAATACGGCCATTCGGACAATTCCCTTTCCTCGCCTTCACCGAATTCGAGATGCGGTTTGATTCCGCATTGCCCGTCACCGCAGCGAAACCACAACAGCGCGGCACCGGAAACCGGATTGCCGAGCACGTCGAGCCACGGATTTCCCCATTCGTTGTACATGGGGACCATGCCGTTGCCGTAGACGCGCGCGTCGCCGACGCGGTCGATGCCGACAACGAAGGTGCGATATTCGGTGATGGTGATCGTGTAGCCGAGGCTGGCCGCGAGATCGATGAAGAACTGGCGCGACTGCGCGCCGATCATCGTCATCCGCTGCAGCAGCGCCAGCCGCCGCTCGCCGACCGTCGTCGGCTCCTTGACGCAGGGATCAGGCAGGCCCCAGTTGCGTTCCCAGTCCGGCAGAAGCTCTATCGTGTAGCGCGGATCGCTTTCCACCTCCAGCAGATCGGCCGCGCGCCTATCGACAAAGCCCCAATATTCGGCAAGGCCCCGGCACGTCAGATTGAGCGTCGTTCCTTCCGCCTTCGGCCACGCCTGCCCCTGCGGCAGCAAGGTCAGAAAAGCGTTGCCGTAGTCCTGACCGAGTCGGCGGACATGACGGTCGGCCATTACGGATTCTCATCGAACAGCACAGTGCCGAGCACCGCCATGTGGCCGAGCGACGGCATGATCCAGTCCTGCGTCGTGACCAGCTTGAAGGATTGCACCTCCGGCGCGTTCATGATCGCGTAGCTGATCCACGCGGCATAGATCGTCTGCCCGGGAGCGGCCATCTGAAACAGCATATCGCGCAGGCTTTGCTCGACCGCGCCGCGCGCCGATTCCGGCACCAGATTTTCGATGGTGACATCGACGAATTCCTTGATTGGCGCGACGACATAGGTGTCTTTCACCGTCACCGGCCGCATCTTGTTGATGTAGTCGTGGACGGTCTGCAGATCGTTCGGCTGCGGCCAGCCGTCATCATCGGCGCGCAATTCGTCCATCAGGAAGCGGACGGTGATGGTGCCCGGACCTTGCTCCGGCGCGGCCCATGCGCGCGTGACGCCCGGGACCGCTAAGGCCCATGTGACATAGTTCTCCTGCGTGCCGCCCATCGCCGGATTGCGGATGCGCTGCAGCACACGCGCGCGCAGATCGTCATCGTTCTCCTGATCGACGCCGCCCGTGATTTGCACGGCGGTGATGAAGCTGACACCGGCAAGCGCGCAGGCCAACGGCTCGCCTTCCGCGAGATTGCCGCCGACGCCCGGATCAAGCGCGCGCACCGGGCATTCTGTCGGGATGGTGCCGATGATGATTTCAGCGGTCGTCTCGTATTCGGTGCCGCCGCCGGACTGCGCCGTGAGCAATGTTCCGGCCGGAACAATAGTGCCGTCCGCGCCTTCGAAATTGACCGTGCCCTGCGCGAAGCTGGCTTCCTTGCGGCCTATCGTGCCATCGGCATTGACCAGCCAGATGTCGCCATGGCGGTCGAGCCATTCGGTTTCCGCCGTATCCGGCAGAAGCTGCAACGCCAGCCAGTCGAGATATTGCAGGTTGAGATGACACAGTCCGCCCTGCGCGTCGCCGAGAACCCGCAGCACGGAATTCGGCACGCTCGCATCAGCGCCCGGCAAATAGGCGCGGATATTGTCGCGCACAAGTTCGCGGACTTCACGCAGCGAAGGAGTGGACCAAGGCAATGCTAAATCCTTTCGATGTCATCCCACAGAATTTGAAAGCGCAGTTCGACGGGCCGCGTCGGTCCGCGATAGATCACGATGAAAGCGTCGATCCGTTCGGTGCCGATGCGCTGCACCTCCACGTCGAAGCTCGATGCGATATTCAAATCGATGAAGGGCTGGATCGCTTCGCGGATGTACTCTTCCACGCGCGCGACGGTGGCACCCTGTTCGTCCTGCGGCCCGGTGATCTTGGAGCGCCGCAACAGCCACAGCCGCGAGCCGATGGGCCAGCCGCTGTGAATTTCCTCGGCGTCGAGATCGCCCCACCATCCGGCGCGGTCGGTGGAATCCGGGTCCGGCAGGATGTCGTCCGGCGTCGCTATCCGGTCGGTGCCGAGCGCGACAATGACCGCCGTCGCCAGCGCCTGATCATCGTCGAGCGTGCCGTCGCTGAGCAATGACCAGTCAACGCTGATCGAATAACGCGGCCAGCGCACATCTTGGATCAGCCTAATGTCAGGCATAGGTGTTTTCGCTGCCCGCCGCCGTCGCCGGTAGGCAATGATCGCCGCCTTCGATGATGCACAGATCGTCAGGCGCGGCCGGGTCCGGCGAATGGACGATGACCAGCTTGCCGTTGATGTAGGTGACTTCCTGCGTGGCAATCAGCGCACCGTCGCCATCGGTATTGGGATCGCCCACGACCGCCCATAGCTTGCCATTGACGTAGGTGAAATTCTGCCCGGTCACGACCGTGCTCGCGCCGCAGATACGCGCATCACCATGCCGGTGCGCCTTGTTTGTCATTTTTCGTGATCGATCCTTGGGGCCTTGTCCATGACTTTTTCGGTGGCGATGTTGTTGATGATCTTGGCGTTGAACTGCCACGTGTCGGAACCGACATCGTAGAAGCCGACGACCTTGTCGCCCGCGCGAAACTCGATACGGCTCTTGGTGCAGCGAATCTCGGTGTTGACGCTCTCGCCTTCGTGCTTGTGATCCGCGCCCTCTTTCGAGCCGTCGCCCTTCGGCCGGGGCTGCTTTTTCTTTTCCACGTGCCGCATGCTCACCATGCGCT